TCACTTTTACCGCCAAAAAATCCCCAGGTTCTAGGATGACTGGTATCTCCACTTCGTTGTTGTAGCATAACTCTACCTGTATCTAGGGCTAAAAATAAACAACCACTTGCTTTAATCATTGCTATCTCGTAATGTTTCGTTAATTTCTTTACTTATAGTATCTATTAAAGATGCGTATTCTACTAGATTATTTCTAATACTATTGTGGAATGATTCTATACTATATTTTGGTCTGTATTCAGACAATACTTTGTACATTTTATAGTATGTAGTAGGATTTTTTTCATTTACATCGAAATATAAATCTAAACAGTCATTAATAGTCCAATGTAAGTTTATAACGTGTGCTATTGCATTATCTATTAAATCTTCTTGCATGTGTTTTGCTTTTACTATACGCAAATCTAGAAAATCAATTTTAATAGGATGTTTACTATTCATCCATGAATTAAAATTGTTGATATCTGCTTCTAATCCATAGTTAGGGTCTAAATAATCTTTATGACTTCTATAAAAAATAGCGTATTTTATATTAGGAAATTCTGGCAAATAATCATCTAGTATTCTTGTAGATAGTAATAGGTTAAGCCATGAAACTTCTACACATATACTATCAGTTTTTGAAAGACCGGCACGGAGCATTCTAATAGTATTTAATGCACTTCCACGCTTGTTATTGAGAAGTTCGTGCCAACAATCGTGGCCATCTACTTTAATCATTATATTACCTTATAGATATAGCCGCCAGTAACCTGCTTTATACATACCTTCGTAACTGTTAAACCAATCAGAACCGTCCCACTCAAATTGATCACTAGTTGTATTATTTAAAACATAGTGTGTTGTGGCGATTGCGGCAGAGGAGTCAAAACTTACAATCCAAGATGATCCGTTATATTCAATGATGTCATTTTGATTTGCTACTAAGTTACTCCAATGTGTACTTAGAGGAAGTATATTAGTTAGAAGATATCGTTGTCCTATCGTTGCAATAGGTACACTACCATCTCCTGGATAATTCTTTTGTGGGTCTACTACTCCGTCTATAGGTGAAAGTGTATTTGTTGGTAGTGTATCCGCATCAACATCAACGATTAATGCATTTGCGTCAGTACTATCAAACGACACTCTACCAATTACATCCTCATCCACTGCTCCAGGATCACTCGTCTTTCTAATACGCAACTGACTAATGCCTTCTCTAAGTTTACCAAAGTTTTCTAATTCAATAGCCCAACTTAGAATATTACCAGCAGCATCTAAATTTGTTCCTGATTTATTATGCAAGTAAGCCTTGCCATCTTCAAATTTTAATTGTCTGTCCTGTAATGTTACAACTGTATACTGTAGAGTAGTTTGATCAAAAGATTCATTATTTTCAAAATTATCTAAATCTTCATCATCTAGGCTCCATAACTTATTAATAATATTATAAACCAATTTTTGTTGTTTAACTTTTGCAGGTGGATTGATGAAAACAGGCATTGTAAAACTTAATGTTGCGACATCAATAATATCATCAATACTACTACCTACACTTCTACTACTCCAAATAGTATTTGTCATTTCAACATAAGATAATGCAGACCAATCAAACGGGTTATTTGTAGATCTAATATTAAGTGTAGGATTAAACAAAACCATGATTTGTTCTAGCATTTGTAGTTTTTGATCCGTATTACTTGTCCAAATATCACAGTTCATAACTAGATTATAAGGAACTGGTTGGTGTCGCTCAATAGTATAGGTATTACCTATGTCATTAGTATAAGCACCAGTGGTATCGTCTACTTTCTTTTCATAGACTTGTACTTTTTCAACATATTGTTGATAAGTCCTACGATCAGGAGCCATGTTTAAGTCTGTAACATAACAACTAATAAATGGAACAGTGTTTACAATATTTTCACTATTTTCACGAGTAATGTGTGCAGCCATTCTGTTTACATCACCATAGCGAACTGGTACTTGTTGATAGATTGGAAATCCTTCATCGCTAATACCCATTTGAACACTAAACCCGCTAAAGATGCGAATAAATTGTTGTATATATCTACGCATCTGCTTATCGTAAAAGTATTGTTGTTCTTTTGTCGCCATTAGAAATCACTCTTTGGTTTAATAACTTGGCTTAGTGCCTGACGTTCTGGGAATTCTTGATTATCCACAACAGTGGTTGAATCATTATTAATGAATCCACTTGCATTGTATGTCTTATCACTCCATGTATTAGCCGTGATATTATCATATAAGCGATGCCATCTACTGCCACGATATACAAACAATCTATTTGGTGTAAAGTCTGTTCTCACAAAATAATCACCATCATTAGGATCCTGAGGGAATTGGTCTCCCTGTTTTAATGTCTCACCATGATCATAATCTGTATCCTCTTCTGGAATACCAAACAAGTGGTCTTGTAACGGTACACCGAGCGGATCTGCTTCTTCAGCAGCTTGAACAATGGCTTCACTGATATTAAGTTCTGTTTTATAGTTACTTAATGATTGTTTTAAACTATTTACATCATCTGCTGTACCAAGAATATCACTGTATTCTTGTGTATCTGTAAGTGGTGCTACCTTGACACGCCAAATATGTGAGTACCAAGTTTGACTAAATCCTTCACTACCGCGGTTAGCATCCTGTACAACATAAAATTTATTTACAGCATTTCTATCCTGACTCAATAATAATTCATCACGCAGATGTGGAAGTTCTAAAACATCGCCTGGCATTAATTTTCGTCCCAGGCGCTCTACCATATCATTTATATGAAAAGTAATAAACAAGGTGTCGTTAGTTAGGAATAAACCAAATTGTGTTAGATCGAAATCATTATCGCTTACATTGTAAACACCACGTAGTTCATAAATGTCGGGATCGTATTTACGATCTCTATTTTCCATGAATAGTAAATCTTGTACTTTAGTTTCGTTAATCCAACCTTCTGGATTAATTTCTTCACCACTGAATAGATCTTTTTCTAAACCACTTCCGTAATTTGGTTCACTAGGATCATCAGCATCGTTTTGTTGTTTTGGTCCTAGATACTTGTGTACATGTATGGCAGTACCACCGATATCAAATTGTTCACGAATATTTCTATCCATGAAGTTGAAATCGTTACTTTTATACGGTTTATATAAACTAAGTCTCGGCATGCTTTTTCCTTTATATTGTATTTATGCGGTTGACAAGATGTAGAATAGAGTATATTATGCATATATAGTTTAAAAAGTGTTAAAAATAGGAGAAACACATATGGCTATTTCAGTACCTCGTAAATCACGCAAACAAAAAGCTCGTGCAGCAGTTCGACGTAAAGGTAATGCTTCAGTTATTGATTGGAGTAATGCGTTGGAACTTAGCGGTGAAGAATTCCATAAAAAACAACGTAAAGCAGTCGATGAACTATATCAAGAAGTGAAAGCTGCTGATATTCATCCTTTCCTTTTTACTTGGATGAAAAAGCAAGATTATAGTGCAAAGGATATTAAAAGTATTAAGGCATCTGGACATATTCCAGTTCAAGCAAGTATTGTTGCTAAACTGTTGCTTGATGGTATGCCTGATCTGCATCCTGGTCATGTGGAATATTGGGCTAGTCTAGCAGGTACAAGCGGTGAAATGAAACCAAAAACTGAATATTTGCGCCGTGCTATTGGTGAAGCAATTGAGCGTGGTGCCCCATTAGTGGAAGAAAAAGAGCGCGAAGAGAAAGCAAAACTTGCTGCTGAAGGCAGAATCTATAAGCCTACTATTCAACAAATTATGCATGAGACTGCTATTAATATGAGTGAGGGTCTGGAAGATATTGTTGAAGAGTTTATTATAACTCAAGATCCTGCGGTTGTTAAAAAGTTTGATGCATTTCGTGTACTATCGGCTGCAGAAGCAAAAGCAAATCATGCTCGTATTATTAAAGGCTTCTACGAAGGCTGTTATGAAGAATTGTTGGAAGTTAACAACATGCCTACAGCAACCCAACGTAAGAAGCTCAGTGAACCAGAGCAGGACCTTCTAGATCAACTTGAAGAAGGGTACTCTCACTATAATACTGCACAAAAGAAAGCGGCATTAGAATTATACAAAAAGATTATTGATGCATGTGATATGATTATTACAAGTCAGAAAGCAACTAAAAAGCCACGAAAAGTAAAAGAGAAGAGTGCAGATCAAATTGTTTCTAAACTTAAACTAAAACAAGCAGATACTGATTATGGTATTGCTAGTGTAAGTGCCACTGGGTTGATTGGTGCAGTATGTGCGATAGTGTTTAACACTAAAAATCGTAAATTAGGTGTCTATGTATCTCAAGACTCTGATGGATTTACAGTAAAAGGTACTACACTACAACGTTATGATGAGGAACAGAGTTTGCAAAAAACTCTTCGCAAACCAAATGAGACTTTGCCCAAAGTTAAAAAGACTACAAAATCAAAAGCACTAAAAGAGTTTAGTTTCTTAAAAACAACAGAAACAAAACTCAACGGACGTTTCAACGAGGAGACAGTTCTTCTGGCAGTTTTTAAATAAATACTAATGCAGGAGAACAATTATGAGTGCTAAAAATGATCTAATAAAGGAAATGGAACTCCGTCTTGGCGGCGGAATGGTTGATGTTGAACTTGATCCAGAACATTATGAACTGGCAATTAAGAAAAGTTTACAAAAATACCGCCAACGTGCTGAAAATTCTGTTGAAGAAAGTTTTATTTTCTTAGAACTTGTTGAAGATCAAAATGAATATACATTACCAACCGAAGTTGTAGAAGTTAAAGACGTGTATAGACGTACAACTGGTGTTAGTAGTGGCACTGGTAATGACATTGAACCGTTTCAAACAGCGTATTTGAATACATATTTACTAGCAGCACATGGTTCTGGTGGACTAACTATGTTTGACTTTATGCATCAATATAGAGAAACAATGGGTCGTTTATTTGGTGCAGAA